TCATAATTCGTTGAAATTCTTCATCATCAGGATCATGAACTGTCACAATGATTTCATCAATCTCTAAAGCTTTAGGTCGCCAAGCAACAATAAGACCATCAACTTTTTCACCAAGATCAATAAATTTTTGATCTTGAACAAGAGCAAAATGATTAGTAGGAAATTCACCACTCTTCACTTGCTCCGAGTTGGCTGTCATTAGTTGAAAACGAGGAAGATAGTCACCAGTTTTTGCAGCTTTCTTAAAAAGCTCATCATCATATTCAGCAACTTCTCCACCAGTCGGTAAAGTAATAAGATCTTTCTTTTCTTTTTTTGGCATAATTTTTATTCTCCTGTCTAATTTTAATTTTAATTTTCCATATTTAATGATTTAAAAAAGGGCAGCGGGCGGGCTCACCCGCTGCCAGGATGAATCAACAATCAGCCGGGAGGATTACTCGGCTGAGGCCGCCTCTGTCGATTCAGGTTTCTTATCCTCTTCTTTTTTAACCAATTCAGGATAAGGTAAAGGTTTACCGTCTGCTTCAGCCTGAGCATTAGCTTCAGCTTTTGCTGCTTCCTCAGATTGTTTCTTGAGTTTTTCAGCTTTGGTTTTAGCACGTTCAGCAGCCTTTTTCTTCTTCATCTCTTCTTTCTTTTCAATCCGGGCATCATATTCAGATTCCTGAATTTTAATGGACTCTGCATCAAGATGAAGCATCCAAGCAATTGCCAAAGCAAAAGCATCCAAAGGTTTCTTGATTTTCAAAATCTTAATCAACTCAGGACCAATTTCAGCATTTTCATGCTCCAACTTTAGATCCTTCATTTTTCGCATATGAGCCATAGGTGCAAATTTAACAGAGCTGGCATCTTGGCCCTTACGACGTGCATCACGTACTTCCTTAATACGAGCAGTTACAGCAGGAATAAAAGTATCTGGAGGATCAGTCATAGCAGATTCAATGAAATTGGCCATTTCATCGGCGGGAAGTTTTGCCAGTGTATAGGCATTGGATAAATTGATTTTGCCTTCATTGATAAGTTTCTTGATTTCTTCATTATCAATCTTAGCTAATCCAAGACGTGAACTAATCCATGTGGCTGATTTACCAAGTTTTGTAGCAAGATCAGCCTCCGTCATAAAAGGATTTCTGGCCAATACCCTCTTGAGTTGTTGAGTATACTCAATAGGTCGAGTTTCGATTGTGTGAATATTTTGAAGAATTTGAGCTTCCAGGACTTCATCATCATTTAAATCAACAATATCAATATTGATTTTTTCGAGTCCTGCATCTTTGGCTGCACTATAACGATGCAACCCATCAACCAATTCAAAGAAAACTTCTTCAGTTTCCTTGTCTTGTCTTTCCCGAGCCGTAATAGCTCCGAGAAATCCTTTTTGCTGCATTGAAGCAACAAGTCCCAAATACTTTTCACTTTCCCTGTTAACAGTTCGTAAAGCTACAGGATTTTCTCTGATTTGGGAAATCATAACCGTTTGCAATTTTGACATAAATATTACCTCCTACAGAAATGATTCGAGGAATCATTAAAATTATAGAAATCAAATCAGAGCCTCGAATGATTTGATTTATACAATAAAGCATTAAATATGGATACTACCTTTTATATATATGCTTATTTTCTTTTTTTGTCTATTAATATTATTTATAGTTATTTCAGTATGTTACAACTTTACTTCTACAATTACTTTGCTTCTTTTATATAAATTTATTTTTTTTATTTTTTATATAAAAAGAAGTAATTACCAGTAAATAAAAAACTGTAACATATTGAAATAACTATAAATAATATTAATAGACAAAAAACAGTAGTAGGCATATATATTATTAGAAAGTTTTTTAAAGATCTAATTGATTTGATTTTTATAATTGTACCTTATTATATAGAGAATTTGAGGAGTTATAAAAATCAAATCATATTTGATTCTAAGTTATCGTCAATTTTAAAATGATTTGGGGAATCAATGATAACCAAAAGTAAAGCTATTAAATCTTTTCTTCAAGCGAAAACCCGCAAGGATTTGGCAAATCTTTATTCTTTAAAAATGGAGTGCCAAGTTAATGTTGCTCAAGATGGTGGTGATCGTATTGAAGGAGAATATAAAGGAAGAAAATGGCATGGTTGGACTGATAGTCTAACAACTTGGAAATCTTTTAGAATACCATTTAAAGCTAATACTGATCCTTATTACCAAGATTCCAAAATGTCTTTTGATTTAGAGTCTCATGTTGAAGGAATTGGAATGACAGGTTGGGATTGGGATAATCAAGTTAGTAAATGGGTTGCTTTTGACTTTGATGCTTTGATTGGGCATTCTGATAAACATTCTAAAAAATTAACAGATAAAGAATTAACAGAAGTCAAAGAAGCAGCCTTAAAAATTCCCTGGGTAACTGTTCGACGTTCAACAAGTGGAAAAGGTCTTCACCTATATGTTTTTTTAGATTCTATTCCTACCAGTAATCATAATGAACATGCAGCTCTCGGTAGAGCGATATTAGGAATTATGGCAGCCATTACAGGTTTTGATTTCACAAATCGTGTAGATATTTGTGGTGGCAATATGTGGATCTGGCATCGTAAAATGGAAGGAACTAATGGATTAGAGTTACTTCAACAAGGAACAATTTTTAAAGATATTCCAAAACATTGGAAAGATCATATTAAAGTTATCACAGGTCGAAGAAGAAAAAATCTTCCACAAGACATCGAACAAAGTGGAACTGTCGATATATTTGAAGAACTTTCAGGACAATATCCTAAAATTAAACTTGATGAAGAACATAAAAGACTTATTAATTTTTTAAGAGAAAGTAATGCTATTTGGTGGTGGGACCAAGATCACTATGCACTAATCACACATACCTATAATTTAAAACAAGCTTTTATAGAATTAAATTTAAGAGGGTATTTTGAAACCTCTTCGCAAGGATTAAATTTAAATGAGCAAAACTGTTTTATGTATCCTCTCCAACAAGGTGCCTGGGCTGTTAGAAGATTTACAACAGGCGTTCAGGAACATGATTCTTGGGATCAAGATGGAGCAGGATGGACAAGGTGTTATTTTAATCGTATCCCAACACTGGAAACTGCTTGCCGGGCTTTTGGAGGACTTGAAAATACTAAAGGGGGATTTGTTTTTAGAGATGCAGAGTCAGCTGTTAATGCAGCAGCTTTACTTGGTGTTCATTTAAAAATTGGGTTACCACAACGAGGACGTCAAACTATCCTTAAACAACATAAAGATGGTCGATTGATTTCTGAAATCAGTCATGATGTTAATGATCGATCAGAAGAAATGGGAGGTTGGCTTCCTGATGTTAAAAAGAAAATTTGGACAAAAATTCATAATGTAAGAACCTCACTTCCTACAGAAACTGAACATTCAACTTTTGATGATACTGTTAGACATTTAGTTACAACAAATAGTGAGGATTATGGTTGGATGATTCGAAGTGATAATTTATGGAGAACAGAACCTTTAACACATATAAAAGTTGCTTTAGCTGCATTAGGATTAAGTACTAAAGATATAACTAATACCTTAGGTTCTTCAATTTTTAAATGTTGGACATTAGTTAATAAACCTTTCCAACCCGAGTACCCAGGAAATCGTCAATGGAATCGAAATGCAGCTCAATTAAGATTTACACCATCTATTAAAGAAAATCTTAATTATCCTCACTGGTTAAGTATATTAAATCATTGTGGTGAAGGTCTTAATCAAGCTGTTAAACAAAATAGCTGGTGTAAAGCTAATGGAATTTTAACTGGTGGTGATTATCTTAAATGTTGGATCTCTTCAATTTTTAAAGAACCAGATGAACCTCTACCATATCTTTTTCTCTATAGCCAACAACAGGGAACTGGTAAATCTATTTTTCATGAGGCATTAAGTTTACTTTTAACAAAGGGATATATTCGGGGTGATGCTGCTCTAATTAGCCAAGGTGGATTTAATGCCGAACTTGAAGGTGCTATTATCTGTGTCGTTGAAGAAACTGATCTTCGAAGAAATCATACAGCTTACAATAGAATAAAGGATTGGGTGACTGGTCGTGAGGTTCTTATACATGTTAAAGGAAAAACTCCTTACCATATTAAAAATACAACTCATTGGATTCAGTGTTCTAATAATCACCAAGCTTGTCCTATTTTTTCTGGAGATACTCGAATAACAATGAGTTATGTTTCTCCTATTGATCCCTTAAATCTTATTCCTAAAAAGAATTTAAT